AATGAATTTGAATTATTAAACAAAGGCGGTTTAATAAGTAACTTTGATATATTAACTCAAATAATGCCTCCACTATCATTAAAATATAAAACAAAAACTTTTAATGAAGACAAAGACGATATGAAAACATCAAATAATGTCATTGAAATTAAAAACGGAACATATTATCGTGGGCAAATGGATAAAAGCGTGTTAGGTGGCGCATCCAAAGGTCTTTTACAGAGAATTTGTAATGATTTTGGTAATATGTCTTCCTCGAATTTTATTGATGATTTACAGAATATAATTACGGAATATATGGTTTCATCATCTTTTAGTGTTGGTATTAGTGATTTAATTTCAAATGAAAAAACAAGCCAATCTATTATTCAAACAATCACAAGTAAAAAAATAGATGTAAAAAATTTAATTGAACAAACACAATTTGGTATTTTTGAAAATAACACAGGTAAAACGAACGAAGAAGAATTCGAAACAAGAGTAAATAATATATTAAATCAAGCAACCTCAGAATCAGGTAAAACAGGTTTGAAAAGTCTCGACAAAAATAACCGGTTTGTTACTATGGTAAACGCAGGTTCAAAAGGAAGTGATTTAAATATATCATTTATGATTTCTTGTCTTGGACAACAAAATGTAGATGGAAAACGAATACCATATGGTTTTGAAAATAGAACATTACCACATTTTACTAAATTTGATGATTCGCCAGGAGCGAGAGGATTTGTTGAAAGTTCATACATTAATGGTTTATCTCCTCAAGAATTATTCTTCCACGCAATGGGTGGTCGTGTTGGTTTAATTGATACTGCTGTAAAAACATCCACTACGGGTTATATTCAGCGTAAATTAATCAAAGGGTTAGAAGATTTAATGGTAAATTATGATATGACTATTCGAACCAATAAAGGGAAAATAGTCCAATTTAATTATGGAGAGGATGGAATTGATACAATCAAAGTCGAAAATCAAAATTTGCCTTTGGTTACAATGAGTGTTAATGATATTTACGCGCATTACAATATTCCTGATGAACCCGGAAAATCTAAATTATTAAACCAAATATTCTTAAAAAATGTAATGAAAAGGTATAATGCCCAAATATCGGATTTTAATAAAATGTGTAAAAAATATACGGAATTCATGATTTTAAAGCGTAATGATATTATTGAATATGTCTTTAAAAGAAAAGGAGATAACATTGTTAATGTTCCAGTTGCGTTTTCGTATATCATAAATAATATTCAAGGACAATGTAATATTAACAGTAATTCTCTTGTAGACATTACTCCATATGAAGCGTTTCAAATGATTGAGGAAAATTACAAAATTATGGAACAAAACTATTATATAGCACCAACCGAATTATTTAAAACGTTATATTATTATTATTTATCACCTAAAGAATTATTAATTGTCAAGAGATTTAATAAAAGCACATTAACCTTATTACTAGAAACAATATTATTAACTTATAAACGCGCGATTGTTTCGCCTGGTGAAATGGTTGGTATGATTGCGGGACAAAGTATTGGAGAGGTTTCAACTCAAATGTCTTGTTTATATAGCGAAAAGGTTAAACTCATATCAAAACATAAATTAACCGGACAAATCAAGATGACATCTGTTGAGGTTGGTGATTTTATAGATGATTTAATGGAACAATATCCAAATTATACATTTAACACTGGTCATAACGAAAACAGTTTTGAAACGTTATTATCCAAATTAAATTATGAATATTATATAATCGGTGTTTCGGAAAACGAAGAAACCCATTGGAATAAATTGTCTCACGTAAGCAGACATCCTGTTAATGGTGAAATGATGAAAGTAACCACCAAAAGTGGAAGAATAGTTCACACGACTACAAGTCATTCACATTTAATTCGTGAGAATAATAAAGTTGTCCCCATAACTGGAACAAACATGAAACTCGGAATGAGAATTCCAGTTTGTAAACATATTGAGGATAAGTTTATCGAAAATGATGTTTATATCGAAGACACACCGTGTGAATTAGATATATTATTCGGATGGTTTATTGGTGTTTATTTATCAAGCGGTAGTATTCATTACAATAAAATTCAAATAACAAATATGACAAAAGACTATATTGTACAGATTAAAGAATTTGCTAAGAGATTTGGTAAAACGTGTATTGAATGTATATTAGACGAAGAATTTATAAACACAGAGACTATTGTATTCAACTCGCGAGAATTAGCAAATTTATTATTAAATACCTGTGGAAGTGGATATTTAGAAAAACGAGTTCCTGATTTTGCGTTTACCGCGTGTAATGAGTTTAAGTATGGATTAATCCAATCATATGTCGACATAAACGGAATGTATGTTTCTTCAGTAGATTCGCTTGATATTCTTTATACCAACGAACAAATAACGAAAGACTTTGCGTTATTGTTTAATTATTTCGATATCTTTGGAAGCATTCAACAGAATGTTGTTAAGAACACTGGACAGTATAATTATAGTTTAATTATCCATTCAAAATATGCGGAACAATATATGGAAAATATTGACAACGATGTCGGTGAAAAAATTATCGAAAGACGTAATAGAAACATTAACCGATTAAAAGACCCTGTTGATAAAATCAACGGTTTAAATGAAATAATCGCGAGTTGTTGTAAAAAACTTAAAATTAAAGAACCAAATCTAACTGATGACAACATTGTTCGCGAAGATCTTGAAAAGTATTACACATGTTTTAAGGAACATAAAAACACAAGTTTAATCACACCAGACATACAAGTCTTAAACCAAGCGTTAGAATCTGGTGTTGTTTGGGACGAAATAATAAATATAGAATATTATACACCAGACCAGACAACGTTTGTGTATGATTTCACCGTTCCAGCAAACCAAACATTTATGACTGATTACGGTGTAATAATTCACAATACTTTAAATACGTTTCATTTTGCGGGTGTAGCATCCAAGTCAAATGTAACCCGTGGTGTTCCAAGAATTGAGGAAATATTGTCTTTATCTTCAGAACCTAAAAATCCATCATTAACCGTTTATTTAAATCCAGAAGATGAAACAGACCAAGACAAAGCAAATTCTATAATGTATATGTTAGAACATACCAAATTAGAATCGGTTGTTAGATCTACAGAAATATGTTTTGACCCGGATGATTTAAATACCCTTATTGATGAGGATAGAGAAATAATCCAACAATTTAAAGAATTTGAACAAATGGTTGGAGAATGTTCCGATGTCGATTTATCTTCATCCACAACTGAAAAATCAAAATGGATATTAAGAATGGAAATGGACCCTGAGATTATGTTGGATAAAAATATAACTATGGATGATATCAATTTCACATTAAATAATTGTTATAAAGATGAAATCAGTTGTATTTATTCCGATTATAATTCGGATAAACTAATCTTTAGAATTAGGATGAATTCTCTTATACCAACCGACAAGGAAAAAAAGAAACTTAAAGTTCATTCATTAGATCAATCAGACCAAATTTATATACTAAAGAATTTCCAAGATAAATTATTACAAAATATTATATTGCGAGGTGTTAAAGGAATAAATAAAGTAATTGTTCGAAAAATAAAAGATAATGTTGTAGAACAAAATGGAACTTACCAAAAACAAGACATTTGGGTTCTTGATACAGTAGGCACAAACCTATTAGATGTATTGGCGTTAAATTATATCGATAACACTAGAACATTTAGTAATGATATTGTTGAGGTATATAATGTATTAGGCATCGAAGCATCAAGACAAACCATTTATAATGAAATGGTTGAAGTCATTGAATTTGACGGAACATATATTAATTACCACAATTTTAGTGTATTATGTGATAGAATGACTTTTACAAGTAAGATGATATCTATTTGTAGACACGGAATTAATAATGATAATATTGGACCAATTGCTAAAGCATCATTTGAAGAAACCCCCGAAATGTTTTTAAAAGCAGCGAGACACGCAGAATTAGATACGATGCGTGGAATATCCGCAAATGTAATGTGCGGACAGGAAGGGTTCTTTGGAACAAGTTGTTTTCAAGTTGTTTTGGATATTGAAGAAATGCAAAAATTAGAAGAGGAAGTTCAATACGAAAATATCGACGAAATAACCGAAATTAATAATATGTTTTATAATGAAAATACGGAAGATGATAAATGTAGCATAAATAAACTAGCAATAATAAATAATATTAATAGCATAAAGAATAAAAATTTAGGAGCAAGTAATGATTACAATCCTGGATTTTAAATATAAATTTACAAAAAAATATATATTAAATAAAATTTAATACATATTAATAATTATGAATTCATTTTACTATATTATACAAAAAATACTAAACAATAAAAGTGTTATTTACGATTTTACAGAGAATTATCAAACAAATATGGAGATTATTTTTAACGATGAATTAGATAAATATGAAAAGGAAAGACCCTTAGTAAAAGTTTTATTTTCTATTTATATTCATAGATTTAAACCTTCGATACATATAAAAAAAATACAATTTATATGGAACCTTTTAAATAATGTATTTAATAATCCAAATATAAAGAACGAACTTATACAAAAATTTAATAAAATCCAAAGAGTTTATTTTGCGTTTTCAAAACTAGCATATATTTACAAATTTAAAAAAGCAAAATGTCAAATAACCACAGATTTATATTTTAATACAATAAATATAAATGACCCAAATGTTATACAAATATACCAAAATAATATGACATACTTGTTTACAATTAATGACCTAATACATTTATTAAAGGTTGCGTTGACAAACTCATCCCATTTTTTTGTTAAACCATTAGAATGTAAGAACCCATACAATAACATGCCGTTTTCAAACCAAATATTATATAATATATATTTTTTTATTAAACAAACACAAACTGAAATCCCAGAGTTAATACACCAGTTTTTTATTGAGGAGTTTGATTTAACTTGTTTTTTACATAATAACCAACAATTAATTCAGACTATATCAATAAAAGAATATGTCTCAAATTTATCAACTATTAAATTATACGAATATGGAATACATATATTTAATAAGTTTAATAAGTTATTTCATCCAGAAATAACAATTCATACAGATTTCCCCAAAAAAAAGGTTGCGGATGTTATGAAACCTTTCATCGTATTGTATTTTTTATCAAATTATGCCTCGAATTATTTTAACAAAAATCAGGCTACTAAAGAATTACATTTAAAAATAACATTATTTTATAAATATAATCCATTTTTCGGAAGAAAATACATTAAAATTATTAATAATGAGTTAAATAAACCGATTAAACGGGTATATTTTAATGATTCATGTTATGTCGAATGAAGTTAAATTTCCTAAGATAATTCGTTGTTATCCGGTTCGTTGTTATCCAAAGGGTTTTTGTTTTTTTTGGTTTTTTTTTTTTTTT